TTCAGGTACTACAACTACAATTGATTCAAGTACAGTTGAAGTAACAAACTCATTTACTTTTGAAGGTGCTACTGACGATAGTTTTGAAACAACTTTAACAGTTGAAGATCCTACCGCAGATAGAACAGTTACAATACCAAACGCAACTACACAGTTAGTTGGTAGAGATACAACTGATACTTTAACAAATAAAACTTTAACAACACCTGTAATTACAGAAATTGATTCAGGTTCAACAATTACATTAGACGCAACAACTGATATCATATTAGACGCTGATGGCGACAACATTACGTTGAAAGCAGGCGGTACTACAGCATTAGACTTTGTACTTAACGGTGCAACTGACGTAACATTAGACGCACCAGGAGATATTAACATTGACGCTGATGGTGGTGATATCGTTCTTAAAGACGGTGGTTCTACTTTTGGTGGATTATCAAACACATCTGGTAATCTCATCATCAAATCCGGCACGACAACGGCAGCGACCTTTAGTGGCGCAAATACGACACTTGCTGGTACATTAACTTCTGGAACTATCACAACTACTGGTTCATTAGTATTTGAAGGTTCTACAGCAGACAGTTTTGAAACTACACTATCTGTCACAGATCCAACCGCAGATAGAACAATTACATTCCAAAACGGTTCTGGTACCGTTGCGTTCTTAACAGACGTAACAGGCGGTGGTAGTGCGGCATTCTCAAACGTTGAGTTATCTGGTGGTATAATCTTTGAAGGTTCAAGTGCTGACAGTTTTGAAACAACATTAAACGTTGTTGATCCAACAGCAGATAGAACAATCAACTTACCAAATGACAGTGGTACACTTGCTTTAAATAACAAGTCTATCGACATGAACGGTACTGAATTGATTTTAGATGCTGACGCTGATACATCAATCACAGCAGATACAGACGATCAAATAGATATTAAGATTGCTGGTGCTGACGATTTCACATTTACTGCTAATAAATTTGACGTTCTATCAGGTTCTACTTTAGAAGTAAACGGAACTTTAGACATGAACGGTAGTGAGTTAGTATTAGACGCTGACGCTGATACAAGTATTACTGCTGACACAGACGATACAATTCACTTTAAGATTGGTGGTAATGATAGAATTACATTTACAACTGGTGTTATTGATCTTAAAAACGATGGTTCTCAATCACAGTTGAGATTATATTGTGAAAGTTCAAATGCTCACTATGTTGCTGTACAGGCACCTGCTCACGCAGATTTTTCTGGTAACCATGTAATCACATTACCAAATGCGGCGGCAACTCTTGCTACCACATCTTTGGCAGAAACATTAACAAATAAAACTTTAACAAGTCCTAATATTGGCACATCTATAGAATTACTGGCACGTGCTGAAGCAAGATTCCAAGATGCTTCTGGCGGACAGTTCGTAGCATTAGAGGCACCAGCAACTGTAGGAAGTAGTTATGTATTAACACTACCTGCGGCAGATGGTTCTTCTGGGCAGTTCTTAAAAACAGATGGTAGTGGTGCTTTATCTTTCGATACTGTATCAAGTGCGGCAGATGACCTAACAGCAGGTGATGCGGCAATCAACTTAACAACTACTTCTGGTAATATTACAATAGATGCTCAAGGTAATGATACAGACATTATCATAAAAGGTACTGATGGCAGTTCAGATACAACTTTCGTAACAATTGACGGTAGTGCCGCTGGTGAAACAACTTTCAACGCTGGCATTAATCTAGGCGGAAACATTGTATTTGAAGGTAGCACAGCAAACAGTTTTGAAACAACTCTTACTGTAACAGACCCAACTGCGGATAGAACAATCACATTACCTGACGAAACGTTTAAATTATCATCTGGTGCCAACAAAGCGACACTAGACGGTAATGGTAGTGCGACAACAATAACTGTTGGGGCAGGGTATGATGTTGACCAATTCTTGGTAACAATCAACGGGGTTGTACAAGAACCTACTGAAGACTTTACATATTCTGGTACCACAATCACATTAGACGCGGCACCATTATCTGGCGATAGAGTAGTTGTAAGATATTAGGTTGTTTTTTCTTATAAATAGTCTCATAAGGACTATAACATGGCACAAAATAACCCAATTACGACTAGAGAGACCCTTAAACAATATTGTCTAAGAGCATTAGGTAAACCTGTAATCGAAATCAACGTAGAGGACGATCAAGTAGAGGATCGTATTGATGAGGCGTTACAATACTTTGCCCAATATCATTACGATGGTGTTGAGAGAATGTATCTCAAATATCAAGTAACCGCTGATGATATCACAAGAGCAAAGTCTGATGAAACTCTTTCTACAGTAACTGACACAGCAGACAGCACAGTTACGGCATCATTCAAAGAAGGTAAGAACTATATACCAATGCCATCTAGTGTTGTTTCTGTAACACGAATATTTGACTTCACAGATAGAGCAAACTTAGACCTTTTTGATGTTAGATATCAATTAAGACTAAATGACTTATACGATTTTTCATCTACATCAATTATACACTACGATATGACATTACGACATTTAGATATGTTAGATCATATACTTGTGGGTGAAAGACCAATTAGATTTAATCAACATAAGAATAGATTGTATATAGACATGGACTGGTCAAATGATATTGATGCTGGTGACTTTATTATTATCGAATGTTATAGAAAATTAGACCCGTCTACATTTACAGATATATTTGATGATATATTTTTAAAAAAATATCTAATACAATTAATTAAAAAACAATGGGGTACTAACTTATCTAAGTTTCAAGGTGTTGCGATGTTGGGTGGTGTTACAATGAATGGTGAGCAAATCTACTCACAAGCACAAGAAGAAATAAACAAATTAGAAGAACAAATACAATTAAGTTACGAGTTACCACCTAACTACATGATGGGTTAAAAATATGAGAAGTACATACTTCGCACATGGCACTAGGTCAGAAAAAAATCTTTACGAAGATTTAATTATCGAACAATTAAAAATTTATGGCCATGATGTTCATTATATGCCAAGAGAAAATTTATTTGAAGATGGCATACTAGGTAATACAACAGATAAATTTACTGACGAATACATGATTGAAATGTATGTCGAAGAGGTAAATGGTTTTGCCGGACAAGGTGATTTAGTAGGCAAGTTTGGCCTTGACATGAGAGACGAGGTAACTTATGTTGTTGCGAGACGTACATTTGAATTATTAGTTGATCAACCATCAAACACATTAACAATTAATAGACCTAGAGAAGGTGACATTATCTACTCACCTTTATTTAAAAGATTTTGGCAAATTGATTTCGTTGAAGACGAAGATCCAATGTATCAGATATCTGACTTGCCAATATTTAAACTAAAATGTTCTACTTGGGATTACAGTTCAGAAAGTGTTGAAACTGGATTAGCAGAAATAGACAATAAACTTGACCAAGTTACGATGGACGTTTTAGAAAATCAAATCACTTTAGAGAGTGGTACAACTTCTTCTGGTTCATTACTTTCAGAAAATATTGTAGGTGACGTAAGTGCCCTTGTTGCTGAAAGTGGTGATCTCATCGTAGATGAAACAGATGGTGATAATATCATACTTGAAGATGATCCAGAATTTGTAGAATATATAATACTTGAAGATGCTCTAACAGATAACTTGGCGACAGAAAGCACAGACGCTGATAACAAGGCTTTTGAAACTGCCGCAGGATTAGATGATTTTGATCCAAACAATGATATCTTCGACTTCTCAGAAAACAATCCATTTGGAGACCCAAGGAGTAAATAATGTTTAAAGATGCCCAATACCATGAGTTGATAAGAAAGACGGTCGTTGCGTTTGGTACACTGTTTAATGACATGTATGTTTATCGTAAAAACTCAACAGGTAAAATAATACAAAAGATGAAAGTGCCACTAGCATATGGCCCAAAACAAAAATTTCTAGTAAGACTAGACCAAGATAGTGCCAGAACCTCAGATGATGGTAAGACAACTGCTCTTACTTTACCTCGTATAGGTTTTGAAATGACTACACTTACATATGACGCACCAAGAAAACTAAACAGAATACAAAAGTTTAGAAAGTCAAAAAGTGCTGATAGTAAATCACTACAACATAGTTATATGCCTGTACCTTACAACGTAGGTTTTAGTTTATTTGCCATGGCAAAAAATAGTGAAGACGCATTACAAATAGTTGAACAAATATTACCAATGTTTCAACCAGACTATACAATATCATTAAACGTAATGCCAAATATGGAAATCGTAAGAGATGTGCCTATCGTATTAAATGATGTAGCATATGAAGATACTTACGATGGTAACTTTACTGAAAGACGAGTTATTATGTACACTCTAAACTTTACAGCAAAAATGTATCTATATGGTCCTGTTACTTCTCAAAAAATTATTAAGAGAGTACAAGTTGATCAATATTCAGATACTAATGTTAATGTAGCGAAAAGAGAACAAAGAATTGTTGTTACACCTAATCCAACAACGGCAGATGCTGACGATAATTTTGGGTTTAATGAAGTTCATTCTTTTTTCCAAGACGCTGATAGTTTTGATCCAGATAGTGGTACTGATAAAGATAACTAATGAAAAAAGTTGAGGATAAACTCAACGAGATTTTAGACATTACGGATAAAACAATCGTTGAAACTGAGAGTAAGCCAGTTATACCTAGGCCAAATGAACAAGAAGATATTACAAGTGACTACAAATACAGTAGAGAAAACTTATATAATCTTGTAGAGCGAGGGCAAGACGCTATAGATGGTATATTAACTCTAGCAAAAGAAACTGAACACCCACGAACATACGAAGTGGCAGGGCAACTCATTAAGAATGTTGGTGAAGTGACAGA